ACACTATCTTTTTTAATAGTCTTATGGAGTAGTCCTAGTGCTTTAGTTCTTTGCATTTCCGTTACTGGATTCTTCCATATTGTAGTTTTGGCGTGGTAAATAAAACCCTCTTTAATAAACCAATCTATTAACATTCCGCTAAAATCTCTAAGCCCTATAAAACCCTCTTTACCTTTTTGAATAGGTAAATCCATACAATGTACTGCACATATTCTACCCTGTTTAAGTACTCTTTTTAACTGAGGTATAAGATATTTAAAATGATATTCAAATTCTTTATAGTTTTTAACGTTGCCCATGTCCTCTGGTTTGTCAGAATAAACATATAACTCAGCAAATGGTGGAGAAAAAACAACAAGATCAGCAACATTATCATCTAGTTTGCTTGTTTCTTGTACGCAATCTCCATTAATTACTTTATAAAATTCGCTTTCTTCTACTTTATTTTTCACTTTGAAATTTGATTTATTTAGTTTGTAATTGGTTTGAGAACTATAAAGAGCCATGTTTTTAATCATCTCTTTATGCTTTTTTTCTTTTTCTAATATTGATTTTCTTACGTTAATTTGACTATCAGGAACTAATAAATGTACTTTTACTTTGTTCTTTTGCCCGAACCTGTAACATCGCCTTACAGCTTGATAAAAAGCCTCAAATTTAAAATCGTACGAAGTAAAAACCATATTGCAGCATTGTTGGTAATTCATTCCGAAACTGGCTATGCTTGTTTTAGTTATAAGGCTTTTAAAGCCCTTTGATGCAAACCGATTAAGATTTAACGCCTTAGTTTCTGCCTTGTCAGAACCTTGCACGTTAACACTGTCATGAATAACCTTATTTAATTCTGTTGCTTCATCGTTTTTGAGTGTCCATATAATCCACTGTTCATCAGATTCATTAACTAGTTCAATAGTTTTATTAATCCTAGCATCAAAAGACCTTTTCAGATCCTTGTGTAATTCAGTAGCAGAAACAGCCACGTCACCAAATAGGCTTTGAGTATTATTCTCCATTTTAATAGAATGTTCTATAAATTCTATATCAGGCAAATTATATCCGTCTACGTGAAATCCAAGCGTTTCGGGATTATCAATAGATATAGACCACGTGCAAACGTATCTCCAGAAATCATCCTGTGCATGTTTTCTTAGTCTCCATTTAGAAGTTTCTCCACCATCATGAACAAAGAACATTGCAAGCATCTCAAGGTAACTCATAGCACCTAAAAATTCAGAATGTTGCCCTAATTCCATGTGATCGTTAGGGCTTGGAGTGGCAGTACAAGCTAATTTGTAAGGAGTCTCTTTGAATGAATCTATTATAAGTCTAGATAGTTTACCGTCTCTGCCTTTTAAAATAGAACTTTCATCTAATACAACACCTGAATATTGACTACAATCAACGTTTTTTAATTGGTCGTAGTTAGTTATGTCGAATGCATTTTGATCTATCCCAAATTTAATACACTCGTCCTCTGTTTGTTTTACAACGGCCAATGGAGCAAGTATAAGAACTGGCATATTGGTATGATTATAAACAGCCTCAGCCCAACTTAACTGCTGAATGGTTTTACCAAGTCCGCAATCTTCGAACAAAGCAAAACGCCCCTTTTTAAGTGCTATTTTAACTACGTGCTTCTGAAAATCAAATAATCTATTATTTAATTCTGATTCGTTAATATCAAAACCACTTGATACAAAAGACTTCTCTTTACTTTCTAAAAATTCATTGTAATTCATAATAATCTTTTTGCTTCGTTATAAGCAGCCTCTGAACTATTATCTAAAATAGTTTTAAGTATTGCTTGTTCTTTCATGTTTTCTAATATTTCAAATCCGTTTGATTCTCTAGCTCTTGCAGCGTGGTAAATCCAAGCGCACTCGTATGAGCAGAATTTTCTCTGTTGTCCAGACAAAGGACGCTTACAGTGTTTACAGTATTTAAATACTTTGTTAATTGCTTTCATAATTTATAATCCTTTTACTTTTTCGTTTAGCTCCTTTGTGTTTTTGTTGATATGGTTTACTGTTATTGGTATCTGTACTAGGCACGATTCAGACAAGCCACAGCCCCCACAATTGGGGTAATTGTCTTTGCAGTAGCTTATCACTTTCTCGCTTAGTTGTATTAGGTTTGTCATAATTTGTATTTGTTAATAGTCTAAATCTGTAGCAACCTTTGAAGATAAATTACTGATAGTATCGTAAATATCTTTAGGGTTATAACAGAATGGATATTGATTCAAAGTGTCGTTAAAATATTTCTTGTCTCCTGAAAAATAAGATTTAGTTAATTTTTGTTTTACTTCGATTGCTTTTATTGATACTGCTTGCATTAATTCTAAAGTTGTCATAATTGTATTTGTTTGTTGTTTCATGTTGTAATATTACTACTTTAAATAATAGCTTCGACAAAAGACCTTAACTTTTTTTTAATTATTTTACCTTCTATGTGAAAAGTTCTCTTTGTAGTCCTCTTCGATCTCTTTTGTATTGCCGTATCTATTGCCTCTTAGCTCTGGATTGTCGCGCTGTAGGTTTCTTGAGGCTCTGGTAATACTTTCTGTCGGTGTTAGGGTGTTAGAGTCGTTATATAGTCGTCCCATGCTAAAGGTAGAATCTACAGAGTTATAGGTTTGCCAATAACCAAAAATTAACTTAGTATAGTCGTCCCTCAATTTAGGGTATCTAATTAGTAGCTTTTCTACATTTGTTTTTACTGTTGATAGATTTTTCATAGTCCTATTTGTTTAGTAGTTCAATTGCTAATTTTACTCGCTCTGTTAAAAAGTCTATATCTTCTTGAGGTATCTCAAACTCCAATACATTTAAGTTTTTATAATGGTTTCCTTCGATCAAATAAGGTAGCTGATTATCTTCCGCCCAATTGATAAAAGCTATTTTGTTTTGATCGCCGTCATAGTTGTTAGCCTCTTCGCGAATGTCTTCTAACTCGTATAAATAAGGGACATAAACAATAATTTCAGCTTTACTACTACCTGTTAAAATAGCATTACTAACTAATTGATAATAATACTCTGGTCGAACTTCTTTGAATGCTTCACGCCCTTGTTCCATAGCGTCAACGGTTTCGCAAAAAGATTTCAACGTCCAAGGGCATTTAATATCCCCTACTATATTAGGTCTAATCGTGTCAGGTGCTCCCGTCCAATGCGGGATAGTACCGTGTCCTAGTCTTGTAGTCGATTCTAATTGATACTCCAATCCTAGAAGATTAAATACCCGTGTTTCAATAAATGTACCCCAAGAAGTAGACTTAGCGCCTTGTTCCGAAGATAGAGCGCGACCAAGTTTTAATTCGTATCTTTTTTCTTTTATGTAAGTTAATCCAAGTGAAGAAAAAACCGCATCCTTACCTCTTCCCGTTTTGATTAGTTTGTGTATTTCTGAACTGCTAAAGTTCCCGTATCTTTTGTTTTTCATAGTTACATTGATTTTAGTTGTCTTAATAACCTTTTTAATCCTCTTCCGTCTTTAATTGCTTTACCTGTTGCCCAACCAGAATAAGGGAAATATTTGATATTATAATCTTCGTTTATATCGGTTACTATTATTAATTCCGTTTCACTAATTTGCTTAGTTTTGAATCCTAGATTACTTATTTCTAAAATAGCCTTATTCATTCGCATTGGTTCTAGTGTGATCTGACGCTCTTTATCTAGTCGTGACATTATATTGATTTTAAGTGGCTGTATAGTTTTTGATAAGATGCCGTTTCTTCTTCGTTAATAATTCTTTCAGCGTTAATTATCAACTCTTCGCTCAAAGAATCCTTTTTCAATTCGAATAATTCCCTAACAGGTTCCCATGAAATAGGCTTGGATTTAATTCTAATTCCCGCTACAGTTTCGCCTTTCATTCTTACATTGGTATCAATATAAAGTTCTATAGTTATTCCAGCCCAATCTTCAACGAACTTACTACCTGCAAATTCGGCTACTTGTTTTGAGTTGGTTGCATTTAATACAAGTGGTTTAACCTTCTCTTT